CTGCTAGTGATCGGTCTCACTGCGTGACCGGACGGAATCGCGTTTTTTTCTAAATCTTTCGGTCACAGTGAGACTGTAACCTAGTGCATATTCGGTACTTCTCTTTTTCAGTTCGCAATTTATGGCTTGTCCGGCTGTATTCCTTGCAGCCTCTGGCCTGCTGCTGTTCCGCATGCTGCCCTGATCCTCTGGTTATATCCCCCTGATTCTCACGGAAAGTTATACTTGCCTTTTTAAATCAGATAGTTACAAAGATCCTACGGCTGGAGCTAGCCGCGACTAACTGAAAATAACCTCAATTCCTTTCGATCCTTTCAGATCCTTGATCATCCCTCAGATCCTTGTGTTGGTGAGGTCTGGACCTATGGTTTTGCCGTGATTCCTTTTTGCAAAATTTTTTCCCACGCAATACACAGGCGGGAGCGGAGGAGCGCGGTTTCCGTGGCGGCTGGGCGTCCGTGGGCTGAGCTGGCGGGCACGGGATAGCCTGTGCACTCTCTGTTGTGTGGTGTGGGGCAGGGCAGGGCGTAGGAAAGCAAAGCGGCTCGCTGTGGGGCCGCTGGTTTGTCCTGGTGGCGATTACTCGATGATGGGGGAGAGCGTGCTGGCCAGTTGGCCGGCTTGGGAACTCTGGCTATTAAATTCCGGTGCTTGGGTTGGGGCTGGCCCGCCGTGTGTGTGGCTGGCTGCTGTGGCTGCCAGTTGCTCCACGACCGTCATCAGTTGATGCAGCAGCTCGAAGATGTTGGTGCTCTCTGTGCCCATCCACGATTTGTCGGCTTCGAAGTGTTGCAGCTCTTTGGCCACGCTGCGGCGTAGCTGACCGACCACCTCAACCAGATCGCCGGCGGTGGTCTGGCTCATGTTGCCAAGGCTCGCCAGCATCAGGTCATCACCGGCGAGTAGCTCAACGGCGCCCAGTGCCTCAATGGTCTTCTTGCCGCCCACCTCTTCGATGCTGTGCTGGTCGATGCTAAGACGATGACGGCCGTACTCGCCCTGGTATTCATCGGCCTGGCGCGTCATACGGTGTGCCTGGTCGGTCTGGTCTCGGTCGGTGATTCGGTACTGGTTGCCTGCCGAGTCGGTTCGGCTCTGCACCTCGGCCCGTTGCTGTTGCAGTTGCTCACCTGGTGCAATCTCCGGCAGCACGAGGTCGGTACCGAGGATGGCCCGAATAAACGGCCGGTCGGCACGGCCAAAGGCAAAGGCCACTTCAACAATCGTGCCCGGCTGCGGGTATTGCAGGAGTCCCTGCTCGCTCCCCCCAAATAGCACCGGCAATGGGACCGCCCGATATACTGGCGTGGCCATGTCAGGTTGCCCATCTTCTCCCAGCAGCTGCACATCCACGGCGTAACGAGGCCGAAACGGATCGGCCACCTGTCCAAGCGTGGCTCGGTCGCTGATGGCCTCGACCCGGCCCAGCTTGGGGATGTGCATCTTATCGGCCAGTTCAGGGAACGCCTGCTCGACCTTGCTGCGCTCCGGGCTCTTGGTCTCTTTGCCCGGTGTCACAAGATGAATGCTCATCTGATCGCCGGTGATGCGCACCCGTGTGACCCTCTGGCCATTGATCACCGCGCCCGGTCGCACGGCCGGGATGGGTGCCAGCGTGATGGCGTTGCCTGCCTGCTGACTTGACCAGCTCGGATCGAGCGTGACCTCTTTACCATGCCAGTGGCTGTGCTGATGACTGCCGACAAACAAGGCGCCATCCGGTTGCTGATACCAGCAGGGGTCGGGCACCGCAAAGGCGCGCAGAGCATGGTTGAGTAGTTGGTACCCGGTTCCGGCGCTGGTGAAATGAGGGATGGGCGTGTCGGTATACGCGACCCCATTGGGCAGCACGATGGACAAGCCCGACTGCTTGGCCAGCCAGTCCATCAAGTTACGCAGGGTCGGATGCTGCATGCTGACCGGGTAGGCTTTCCCGAGTAGGCCTGCTAACTCACGACACAGCACCTTGGTGGCGCCGTTCTCGGCAGGGACCATCTGCTCCACGTAACCGACAAACCAGCGGCGCAGGTCGTCGTTGTAGCCCAGATCGACCGTGACCAGTTGATGACGTTTGACCTCACCTTGCAAGGTCAGGGCAGCGCGGCCGCCGGCTGACAGGTCGAGCACCATGTCGTGGTTAATCAGGTGCATCGGTTCGCCGCTCACGGCGGCCACGGTTTGTAACTTCATGACAGGCTGTCATCCATCGGTTTAAGCACGTTACGTTCAAACCAGGTGAGGCTCTGGCTACCGCCTTGAGCCTGGCTATCTTGCCCGCCGCTGTCCGGTTGGCTGGCTCGGGTGTTGGCGGTCGTGGCGGTCACCTTGGCGGCCGGCGTCTTGGCGCGCTGCTCCTTTTTCTCCGGTACCGAGTTGTTCTCGCGCAGGGTGAACTGCACCTGCCAGGCCAGCATGCCGTCCTGCTCGGCGGCCGTGATGCGACCAGCAAATTTGACCTCACGCACCTTGATGGCCTTGGCGATGGTTGAGCCAATCCGGTACACCTTGCGCTTGTCACCGCTGGCTTTCTGGTCGGCCAGCTCAAACAGGCGGGTCAGGTGCTGCTCTTCCCGAAACGGAATGATGCCGGTCACGTCCAGCTCTTTGGCCTTGCTGCCTTGCTCGGAGGTGCCGGTGCTGCTGGTTTGCCCCGACTGGTCTTTGTCCTGAAACTGCATGGACGCGGTGATGCGCATCGACTTCATCAGGATGGGCTCGCCATCCAGTGTCAGCATGGTGGTGCTCATGTGGTCAGCTCCTGCCAAGCGGTGAGGGGGGCGGGTGACACCAGTAGCGCCGCCACGGTCATGCTCTGCGCGCTCGGGGCCCCCTGTTCAATCTGGCTGCCAAGGCTCTCGGCGCTACCTTGTCCGGCCCAGTGCCAGAGCTGGCCGGTCAGCATGGCCAGCGCGGCCCGTTGGCTGGCGAGGGTTTGCTGGCGCGCGCTGCGCCGGGCGGCCAGCGCAGCCAGTCGTTCAATCGGGGTGATGGTCCCGGCGGCCAGGCTTTCCAGCTGGGCAATCTCGGCGCCCAGAATACGGCGACCACGGCGCAGCGGATCCCAGCTCAGGGCCTCACTGGCGCGCCAATACGGGGCCTTGGGGGCGGTAGGCTGGGTCATCACGGCGTTGTCGGCCTGCAAGCGGCGCAAGGTGGCGCAAAAATCCGGCAAGGGCAGCAGTGGGCAGAGGGCTTGCAACGCGCTGGCCAGCTCGGCCTGATTGTTGCCGGTGACCATGATGGCCACGGCATAGAGCGGTCCTTGTGGGCGCAACGCATCGGCACTGTCACGCAGTTTGGTGCCCAGCGCCTTGGCCGCGTTCTCGGCCGAGAGGGTCCAGTTCTTCCCATGCTGCTGGGCCACGCCGTGCTGAAACGGTGTCACGGCCAGGTAGTGCCCCTCGACCAGCAGGGCATCGAGCTGCTGGCGCAGGTGCAGCAGTCCGGCGGCAGCGCCTGCAAGTGGGCCGGGCCGATAGGCAGCTCGGCCACTGAGTGCTGCGAGCCGTTCACTGGCCGCCCGCTGACTGGCCGGCTGCCCGGCCAGTACCGTATCGGCTTGCTCACCAAGGCGCATCAGGCTCGATGGGGCGCCGAGGGTGGCTTGGGTCCAACTCATTACGGCAGCTCCGGCCAGACGATGTTATCAGGCCAGCCGGGTTGTTCGGTCAGGCGCATCAGTGCCACCCGGTAGTGCTGCTCGGCCGTCAGCCGTGCCAGCTCGTCGTCGGTGGCCAGCCCCAGCTCCTTGGCATCCTGCAGGGGGGCAATGCGCAGCGCCGCCGCACTGAGCAACAGGTCACGCTGGGCCAGCAGTTGGGTGTCGGTCAGCTGTGGCTCGGGTAGCAGTACCAGCTCATTGTGTTCGCTGCGCACCTGGTTGGGTGGGAAAAAGCGCTCGTCAAACAGGCAATGTTCAGCGCGACTGTCCAAATCATGCTGATCCGGTCGCTCCGAGGCATCCCCGAGGCAGGTGCCGGCCTGGTTAAAGAGATAAAACGGCATCATCGCACTCCAATTATCAGGTAGGTGGCCCACTCAATGGCCGAGCTTTGATCCAGCGCGGTCACCACCCGGTTGGCATCGGCATAGACCCGCCACGAGTTACCCGAGTGGCTGGTGTTGCGGGTATTGCTGCCCGGTCCAACCATCCAGCGGCACTGCTCCTGGCTGTAGCCATCGGGGAGGGGAATGGTGCCCCCGTGTCCGATGGTGCCCGTCAGTACGGCCACGTTGGAGGTAGACGAGTGGCTGTGATTGTCCGATGCGGCCCCAAGTTCGGCCGCGGTCGGCTTGTTGAGGGTGTTGTATTCACGTGCCCACGGCGTCCAGCTGCCGACACCATAGCGGGCGCGGCTGTATATGCGGCTGCTGTTGTAGACGTGATACACCTGTTTGGGGCCGGCACCTTCCATCACCACCAGACTGCCGGCCTGCGCTTCCGGGTATCCGCGCTCGGTGGCGGTATTAGCGTTGGCGTGCTGCACGTAAAAACCGGGGGTGGTGATATTGTCCAGGTGTTCACTGCTGCCCAGTGGCCACGGGGTAATGGCGCTGCCCGGGTGGGCGTGCATCGCCTCGGCTTTGCCAGCGAGCACGCCACCCAGTCCCTCAATGGTGCTGACCGTGTGGGTGTGGCTGTCATTGGCCACCGTCACGTTGATGTCGACCCCTTGGGCATCCTCCAAAATCCCTTCACCTGACGCATCCCCAACGAGGCGAATACGGCGTTTGCGGCGCACGTCGGTGACCGAGCCGTCGGCGTTGATGGTGGCAATCTTGGCCACGTAATGAGGGTGTTGGTGTTCATCCTGATAGTCGCGCAGCTCCGGCACACTCAGGGTCAGGGTGACCTGGTTAACCCAGGCATTGAGCAGGGAGCCGGCCCGGTAGATATCCAGCCACAGGCCAACCGGTTTGGCGCTTCTGGCTAGGTCCATCTTGCGCACCTCGCCCAGCTCTGCGCGTAGCCCTCCGACATAGGCCACCCCCGGCTGCACCTTGTACACCCCGGCGTCGTTCACCAGTTTGAAACCGTCACCGTAAAAGGTTCCGGGGCCAAAGAACTGCAATGCCTGCAGGCGCAGATCATCGTCCATACCCCGCAGGCGGGCGGCGAAATCAATTTGCCAGGTGCTGGCATCCACATGGGTCGCGGTGGCGGTCGCGGCCTGGTCGTACTCCATCAGGACGGTTTTCACCAGGGAGTTGCCGGTTTTGCCGGTGGCATCCTGCGTCTTGAGCTTGGTCTCCGGGCCTTTGTGCACGGCCATGGCCACCAGACCGCTGGCGCGGTTGATGAGGTACATGGCATTGAAGGTGAAATCCCCCACGGAGGTGTCCATCACGATGGAATAGGCCACGGCATCGTTGTTGATGCGCCCGCGCTGGTCGACCGGGTGACGGTGCACAATCTGGCTGGCGGCCGGCAAGCCGGTGTCTGCCGGGATCGGTAGCTCCGGGTCGAGATTGGGGATATTGGCCAGGACGAACTCGTCGAGCACGACCGGCGTCTGCTCAATCAGGCACTGCTGCCAATACTGGGCAAAGGCCTGGGTAATGACTTGACTCATGGGGTCCTCTTTTTAAGTGATGCCGCCACGACCTGGTGGCTCATGTCGATGCGGCCATGTTGCAAGGTGGCGGCGACCGGGTAGACCACCTGAAAGCGATAGCGGCGACAGGTGCGGCCGTAGTGCTGGATCAGGGTCTGCATCAGGGTCTGGTTGGCGGCGATGCTGTTATCACTGACCTCAATGGTGATGACGTCCCAGGGTGCGCCTTCCTGGCGTTCATGCACCTGACACCAGCCGATCCCGAGCCGGGCAAAGATGCGTTGAAAACCGGCCACTTCGCCGGCGTCCCGGGCGTTCACAAAGGCGTATTTCACCCGCTTGCGCCACAGGCTAAGCGGCTCACCGTTAAACCGGGTGATGTCGCGCTCCCAGGCCAGCAATTCAAGCAGGGGCACGCTGCAGGTCAGCGGATCCACCACGTCGAGTGGCAGCAGCAACCAGCGGCGTACCCGGCGCCAGAGGGCCATGATGCCGGTGGCGAGAAACGCGGGCTCCTGCACGCCGTCGGTGATGGTTTTGCCATCTTCCCACCAGGGGGCCGTGGCATCGGGCAGTTGTGGGGCGCGGCTGTCATGGGTGTCACTCATGCACGGTCACCTCAATGGACGACAGGCGCGGGATATCCAGCCCCGACACGATGTCGGTCTCGCTAAATTGCAGGCTGAGCAGCTGCGGCAACGCCTCATGGATCTCTTTGGCCAGCATCGAGAGGGAGAAGCGTGATTGCGGCCAGGTGCGGGTCACATCCGGGTAGTCGGCCGATTCACGAAACGCGGCGCGCACCATCTGTTCGGCTTGCCTGCGCAGCGCGGCCAGTTCGCTCTGCTCAAGGTTGGGTTTTGGCCACAGGGCAAGGTGTAAATCGTGGCGGGTTTCCGGCAGGGCCAGCACCAGCAGATCATCACCGTGGCCGTGAAAGCCCTGACGGCCCACGTAGTCGTTGAGCTGGGTCAGCAGAGTGGTCGGGGTGGCCCCTTGCTCCATCAGCAGGTAGGCATTCGCCGTGCCCGGCCCACGCGGGGCGTCGTGTTCGAAGAACAGGTGATCGCTGCGCACCCCGGCCACGCTGGCCAGCATGCCGCGATAGACCGCATCGATGTGGTAATGCCCCACGGCGGAAAACTGGTTCTGGATGCGCAGGCCCAGGCTGTCGTTTTCCTCCTCGTCAGCGCCGGCCGTGGTGATCCAGTCCGTTGGGTTGCGCACCGCTAGCACCCCGTTGATGGGCTCGGAGAGCAGGCAGAAATAGCCGGGCGCAAGGTTATAGGCGGTACCAGTTTGCTCGGCCTGGCAAATAACCTTGGCCACGGCTTCTCCGGCCGGGCTCACCACGGCCTGCAGCGGCCGCACCCGATAGATGGTGCCGTTGATGCTCTCAGTGGTGATCCAGACATCGGCCGGGATGGTCACCGCGGTGGTGGCATCGACCTTGACGTACTCGATCACCCCCCGGGTGGCCACGGCCGGTTTACGGGTCAGGTTCACATCCCACGCCTTGAGGTCGAGATAGTAGCCGGTCGCCGTGGCGGCAAAGGCTTGCGGCAGTACGTGGCTGGCCAACAGGGTCTTGATGAGCCACAAAGCCGGCGTGATCACCACAGCGCGCACCAGGCGCCAGAACGGCGACACGTCGCTGTCATTGGTGATGAGCGACCCGGCGGCTTCCACCTCCTGTTTCAGGGCCGCCTCCATCGCGTCGGCGGTGGTCGGCACCCCGCTGGCGGCCAGCAGGGTCAGAAAATCCACGGTTGGGCGGGCGCTCACAGGGTTACCTCCAGTTGGCCATAGTCATAGGTGGTCGCGGTGACCAGCAGGGTGCCGGCGCGCTCTTCGGTGATGCTGATAGTGCCGGGCACCAGCCGCTCGTCATCCTCGACCAGCAGTTCAATTTCGGTCATCACATCGGCGCGCAGCGTGGCCGACCGCTCGGCCACCAGTTTGCGGGCCAGTCCCGATTCCATGATGCGGTGCTTGATGTCCTGGCCGATGCTGTGACGATCGGAGGTCAGGCGCGGCTGACCGCCGGCATCGAGCTGCCAGCCGCCCTTTTCCACCAGAATGTCGATGTATTTGCGCTCGCTCATCCCTGGGTCTCCAGCCATTGGTTTTCAGCCATCTGCTCGGGCGTCATCGGGTTTTGGAAGTGGTTGTGCACTTCCCCGATCTGCATGCTCTTGCTGGGCTTCTGGTTGGCCGCGCTGGCGCGGGCATTAGCCTGGATCAGTTGCTGACCGAGGCCACCGGCCGGGGCAGCATAGGGGGAGGGCTGACGATAGGCCGCAATGGGGGCCATCAGCGAGGGCGATGGCTGTCCCATGGGGGCCTGCAGGGTGGGCGCATCGCCTAACTTGATGTCGATACCGGGGATCATGTTGAGCTTGGCAATCAGCCAGTCGATGGCGTTGCCAAGGAGCTGAAACACGCCCATGTCGGCAAAGCGGTGCTTGAGTGCGTCCCACCAGTAGATAACGGCGCCCACGGCCGCCACCAGGGCCACGATGCCGAGGATGATGAGGCCCATCGGGTTGGCGTACATGGCGATGTTGACGGCCAGCATGATGGCGCGAAACGCCACCAAGCCCGCTTTGAGCACGTTGAGCGGCACCATGACCGCCGTCATCACAATGCCCCAGCCAGCCATGGCCAGTTGCGCCACCCCGGCAATCAACAACCAGCTGCCGGTCACCATGCCCAGGCCAATGATGCCCATGATGGCGTAGGAGATCACCCGGGTCAGATTGGGGAAGAGCTGAGTCCAGCGCAGCACGGTACCGGCAAAGCCGGCTACCACGGCCATGACCCCGTTCACGGCGGGCAGGATGGTGGAGAACGCCGCGACCCGGATGGCAAACCAGGCCTGCTCGACCCGCTGCCATTGGTCGGTCATGGAGGCCGCCATCTGCTCGGCCTTACCCATGCCGTGGGTGTTGGCCAGTGCATTGATGTTGTTGGCCAGCCCCTTGGTGTTGGTCATCAGTAGTTTGACCATGGCCACGGCCTCGTCAGAGCCAAACGCCTTTTTCAGCTCGTCGCCCTCGGCAATGGTCATGGTGTCGCCATAACGCGCCTTGAGCTTTTCCAGGATATCGAGCACGGGCAGCATCTTGCCGGCGGCGTCGGTGAACTGCAGACCTAAGGTCTTCTGGGCATTGCCCACCCCGGAGAGGAACGCCTGAAACTTGGTCCCGGCCTCGCCGCCGCTCATGGTCGATTGCAGCATGCCGAGCACGGCAAACTGTTCGTTCCAATCCACCCCGGCCGAGGTCGCGTCGGCCCCGATGGCCCCGAACGCATCGGCCATGCCCTGACCGGTGGTCTTGAACATCTGCACCGCCAGCGCGGTTTTCCCGGTCAGGCTCTCGACCCAGTTAGCCTTGCCCATGGCGGTGGCTTGCTGCTCGAAGATGCCGTACATGGTGCCCATGTAGTTGGTGATGGTGGCGGTGTCGGCCTTGGTGGCCGCTGCCAGCACCCCCGAGGCGCGGGCAAACGCTGGCAGCTCGTTGCCTTCCAGCCCGGCGATGGCTGACTGGATGTCATACGAGGCGCGCACGAACTCGGTGGCCGAGCGGCCATAGTCTACCGAGAACTGCAGGGCGGTCTGGCCCAGCGCCTTCAAGGTATCTTGTGCAACCCCGAGCGATTCTACCTCGCCCAGCGCCCTGTCCATGTCAATGGCCGGTTGCAGCGCGCCCTGAATGGCCATGCCGCCGGCGGCGACGGTGCTGACGCCCATGGCCATCGACTGCCAGCCCTGACGACCCGACTGATTGACGCGGGTCATCTGCCGCTCGATACCGGCCAGCGGCCTGGTGACGCTATCAACCAGCGCCACGTGCATCATCAGTTTTTCCATCCAGGCCATGGCTTATCCGTTCAATGCTTTGACGATACCCACGGCAACGGCGTGGGCGAGGTGTTCACTGTGCTGTTTGTCGAGCCACAGGGCGCGAGCCAGGCTGTCGATATCGTCATCCTCATGGGGCAGGTAGTGGCGGCGCAGTGCCAGTACCTGCTCCAGCGGATTGCGCTCGATGGCCTCGGCGCGCGCCGTCAGTTTTTTACGGTGATCTCCAGCGTCGGGGCGAACTGCTCGTTCACGACGGCCGCAATCTGCAACGCGGTGCCCGGGCGCTTGAGCACCTCATCCAGCGCAGCCTTGCTCTCACTGGCCACAATCTTGCGCAGGTAGTTATGCGCCGGCGCCACCTTGTCGGAGGGCATCAGATCGTTGATGTAGCTGTTGTAGGCGGTCAGGGTCGGCTCGAAGGTCAGCTCGGTACCGGCGACGACTAAGGCGATGTTGCTCATGGGTTGCTCTCCTCGGTGTTAATCCATGTGTTCAGGGTATTGATCTGGATCTGGCAGTGACGCAGGGCGCCCTGCAGGGTGGGGATAAACGCCACGGCCTCGCCGTAGGTTCGCCCCGTGAATTCAGGTTCCGGGCAGTTTGGCACTACCCCCGCTGGCGGCAGGCGTGTCACGACTTCGGTTCGAGTCACGGTCACTGGCTGGGCCGAGCAGGCGCAGAGCGCCAGCAGGCAGAGGCTCACGGGCACAATCCGGGCGGCCCGCCGGTGGCGTGGCCAAGGCGCGTTGCAGTTCATCAGCGATGTTCCTGTTGTGTTGGTCCAGTGCGGCCTGCTCAGCGGCCTGGCGGTCGAGCAGCTGGCGCAGTCCCTTTTCCCGCTCGGCAGCTTGCTTGATGGCGCTGGCCTGCTGCTGGTTGGCTTTTTGCAGCGTTGAAACCGTGGCGCGCTCGGTGCTGAGATCGGCGGTCAGGCGGTGAATCTTGCTGACCAGGGTGTTGAGCGTTACGAGCACTGCCAGACAAATCAGCAATCCGATGAGATAGCGATTCATGCCGTCACCCCTCCGCCGAACTCGGCGAACTTGGCGATCAGCGTCTCCATCTTGTGTTCACGCTGGCCGTAGCCGGCACCCGGCAGGCTGGCCCAGATGTTGGCGCATTTGGTGATGGCCGAGGCGATGCGACCGGCCAGCAGATCCGGCAGGGCACGTTGCTCGCGGATCAGCTGGATGGCCCAGCTGTCCTGCGCTTCTGGCCCAAAGTCTTTCAGCCCGAGCTGGTCACGGTAATGCGCCCAATCTCGGGATAAAAACTGGTAGCGACCGGCGGCGGTGCTGACCAGGGTCTTATTGACCTGCACCCGCACGTTCGGGTGGGCGCTGTAGTCAGCGAAGAAGCCAGCCGGATTGACCAGCTTGTTATACCCATCATCGCCCAGCCCCAGGGTGCCCTCGGAGAAGGCCAGCATGTCGAGGAAGGCGGCGATTTGCGGGTGGCAGTTACTGCGCGGCATCGTTGCCCCCTTTGCCAAACAGGGCGGCGGCTTTGTCCCGAATGATGTCGATGCCGAGCAGTCCCACCATGCCACCGACAAAGGGGGTGGCACTGGCCGGGATGCCCAGCAAGCTGACCCCTGTGGCAACAGCCAGTGAGATCAGGCCGCACAACAGGGTTTCAATCATCCGGCGACGACCTGAGCCGCCGTTGTAGGTGATCCGCAGGAATGCGATGGCCAGTGCCAGCAGTGCGCCATAGACCGAGGGCCAGTTGTCCATCAGCCATGCCAGCGCCATCGCAATCAGGTTGGGGTCTTTGGTCGGCATCTTGTTCATTTCCCGTGCTCGTCGTTGTGGTGGTTTATCGTCCCCTGCGCTCGCGCAGGGCTTGGCAGGCGACGCAATACTTGACCCCCGGCAGTGCCGCTTGGCGGCGGGGCGGGATGGCCTCACCGCAGTCGGCACACTCGGCCAGGCTCATCCCCTGATAGTGGCTTTTGCCGGTGTGCTTGCTGAGGGCGGCGGCCAGCATCTGCTCGGCGTGCTGATTGGCTTTGTCGATCAGGTCCATCGGCTTATCCCAGCAGATGACGGGTGTCGTCAGCACTCAGATACGGCACCCCGTTGATGGCCACGAAGTTGGGATCGGTGACGATGCCCTTGATCTTGTGGGTGGTTTTCTTGCCGCCAGCGGGGTCAATGTCGAGCAGGTCACTGATGATGAGCTTCACGCCAAAGGCTTCGACCTTCATGGTGTCGCTGCCGGTGTCGGCATAGAACATCACGTCATCGGGCGCCATGCCGCGCCAGCTGCCAGCCCGTTTGGCGGCATCGCCCAGCAGGTTGAAGTTCTTGCCATCCACCTCGATTTCCAGCTCGGCC